ATTATTTTTCAGGATACCCAGCTGGATATGCATTTTTCCGGGCTGACGTACGCCGTACTCAGCCTGTTTTTTTGCGATCCGGATATGCATCCCTCTGATTTCAGTCTGCTTGTCCCCCGGCATGAGGAAGAGCAGGTGGAGAGGCCGGATGAGGACAAAATGCTGATGCAGAAAGCGGCAGGACTTGCCGGAGGCGTCCGGTTCGGTGGGGACGGAGGGCGCGATATTTTATCGTCTGCGGATGTGGCGGATGTCATGGTGGATGATGCCGCATTAATGATGGCTTCAGCGGGGATTCCGGGAGGTGTGAGATATGTCCCAGCCGGTTGGTGATCTTGTTATTGGCCTGAGTCTGGATGCGGTCCGTTTCGATGAGCAGATGAGCCGGGTAAGGCGTCATTTTTCAGGTCTGGATACCGACGTCAGAAAAACCGCCAGTGCTGTTGAACAGGGCCTGAGCCGCCAGGCGCTGGCTGCACAAAAAGCCGGGATTTCCGTCGGGCAGTATAAAGCGGCCATGCGAACCCTGCCCGCACAGTTTACGGATATCGCCACGCAGCTTGCCGGTGGTCAGAATCCCTGGCTGATCCTGCTGCAACAGGGCGGTCAGGTGAAGGACTCCTTCGGCGGGATGATCCCCATGTTCAGGGGGCTTGCCGGTGCGATCACCCTGCCGATGGTCGGGGTCACCTCGCTGGCGGTGGCGACAGGTGCGCTGGTGTACGCCTGGTACCAGGGGGATTCCACGCTTTCAGCGTTTAATAAAACCCTGGTTCTTTCCGGTAATCAGTCCGGACTGACTGCCGATCGTATGCTGACTCTCTCAAGAGCCGGGCAGGCAGCAGGGCTGACGTTTAACCAGGCGAGAGAGTCACTGGCAGCCCTGGTGAATGCCGGTGTGCGTGGTGGTGAACAGTTTGATGCCATCAACCAGAGTGTCGCGCGTTTTGCGTCTGCATCCGGTGTGGAGGTGGATAAAGTCGCTGAAGCCTTCGGGAAGCTGACCACTGACCCGACGTCGGGACTGATGGCGATGGCGCGCCAGTTCCGTAACGTGACGGCAGAGCAGATTGCGTATGTTGCACAGCTGCAGCGTTCCGGAGACGAGGCCGGGGCATTGCAGGCGGCGAACGATATCGCCACGAAAGGCTTTGATGAGCAGACCCGTCGCCTGAAAGAAAACATGGGAACACTGGAGACCTGGGCGGATAAAACAGGGAAGGCATTCAAATCGATGTGGGATGCCATTCTGGATATCGGTCGTCCTGAGTCCTCAGCGGATATGCTCGCCAGTGCACAGAAGGCATTTGATGAGGCGGATAAAAAATGGCAGTGGTACCAGAGCCGGAGCCAGCGCCGGGGAAAAACCGCCTCTTTCCGGGCCAACCTGCAGGGCGCATGGAATGACCGGGAAAATGCCCGTCTGGGGCTGGCAGCGGCCACGCTGCAGTCGGATATGGAAAAAGCCGGTGAACTGGCCGCCAGGGACCGGGCCGAACGGGACGCATCACAGCTGAAGTATACCGGAGAGGCGCAGAAGGCGTATGAGCGTCTGCTGACGCCGCTGGAGAAATATACCGCCCGTCAGGAAGAACTGAATAAGGCCCTGAAAGACGGGAAAATCCTGCAGGCGGATTACAACACGCTGATGGCGGCGGCGAAAAAGGATTATGAATCGACGCTGAAAAAGCCGAAGTCGTCAGGAGTCAAAGTGTCAGCCGGTGAGCGTCAGGAAGACCAGGCGCATGCTGCCCTGCTGGCGCTTGAAACCGAGCTCCGGACGCTGGAAAAACACAGCGGTGCGAATGAGAAAATCAGCCAGCAGCGTCGCGATTTATGGAAAGCGGAAAATCAGTATGCGGTCCTGAAAGAGGCAGCCACGAAACGGCAGTTATCTGAGCAGGAAAAATCCCTGCTGACCCATGAGAAAGAGACGCTGGAGTACAAACGCCAGCTGGCTGAGCTTGGCGACAAGGTTGAACACCAGAAACGGCTGAATGAGCTGGCACAGCAGGCGGCGCGGTTTGAACAGCAGCAGAGCGCGAAGCAGGCAGCCATCAGCGCAAAAGCCCGCGGCCTCACCGACCGTCAGGCGCAGCGGGAGTCGGAAGAGCAGCGCCTTCGTGACGTGTACGGTGATAATCCGGCTGCGCTGGCGAAGGCCACATCGGCACTGAAGAACACCTGGTCTGCGGAGGAGCAGCTTCGTGGAAGCTGGATGGCCGGGCTGAAGTCCGGCTGGGGCGAGTGGGCGGAAAGTGCGACGGACAGTTTTTCGCAGGTTAAAAGCGCGGCCACGCAGACCTTTGACGGTATTGCACAGAATATGGCGGGGATGCTGACCGGCAGCGAACAGAACTGGCGTGGTTTCACCCGTTCCGTGCTCTCCATGCTGACAGAGATTTTTCTGAAGCAGGCCATGGTGGGGATTGTCGGGAGTATTGGCAGCGCCATGGGTGGTGCTTTCGGTGGTGGGGCGTCTGCCTCCACGGGGACGGCCATTCAGGCTGCGGCGGCGAACTTCCATTTCGCGACCGGGGGATTTACGGGAACGGGGGGCAAATACGAACCTGCCGGTATTGTCCACCGCGGGGAGTTTGTCTTCACGAAGGAAGCAACCAGCCGGATTGGCGTCGGCAACCTGTACCGCCTGATGCGGGGCTATGCGGAAGGTGGTTATGTGGGCGGTGCCGGAAGTCCGGCGCAGATGCGGCGGACGGAAGGCATTAATTTTAATCAGAACAATCACGTGGTGATTCAGAACGACGGCTCCAACGGACAGGCGGGGCCGCAGCTGATGAAGGCGGTGTATGACATGGCCCGCAAGGGGGCGCAGGATGAGATTCAGACACAGATGCGTGATGGCGGCGTCTTTTCCGGAGGCAGGCGATGAAAACATTTCGCTGGAAAGTGAAGCCGGATATGGAGGTGAACTCGCAGCCATCGGTGCGTGAAGTGCGTTTTGGTGACGGGTATTCGCAGCGTATGGCGGCGGGGCTGAATGCTGACCTGAAAACATACCGTGTGACGCTTTCCGTGACCCGGGAGGAGGCCCGACATCTGGAGGCATTCCTGGCAGAGCACGGTGGCTGGAAGGCGTTTCTGTGGACACCGCCTTATGCCTGGCGGCAGATAAAGGTGACCTGTGCCGCCTGGTCATCACGGGTTCGCATGCTGCGGGTTGAATTCAGTGCCGAGTTTAAGCAGGTGGTGAACTGATGCAGGATATTCACGAAGAAAGTCTGAACGAGTCGGTTAAATCAGAGCAGTCACCGCGGGTGGTACTCTGGGAAATCGACCTGACGGTACAGGGTGGTGAGCGGTATTTTTTCTGCAATGAGCTGAATGAAAAAGGGGAGGCGGTTACCTGGCAGGGGCGGCAATATCAGGCATACCCGATTGACGGCAGTGGCTTTGAGATGAACGGGAAGGGCAGCAGTGCCCGCCCGTCGCTGACGGTGTCCAATCTTTTCGGCCTTGTCACCGGGATGGCGGAGGATTTGCAGAGCCTGGTGGGGGCCACGGTGGTCCGCCGCCGGGTGTATGCCCGTTTTCTGGATGCGGTGAATTTTGTGGCAGGCAATCCTGAGGCAGACCCTGAGCAGGAGCTGACGGACCGGTGGGTGGTGGAGCAGATGTCATCGCTGACGGCCATGACGGCCTCGTTTGTGCTGGCAACACCGACGGAGACGGACGGAGCGCTGTTTCCCGGTCGCATCATGCTGGCGAACACCTGTATGTGGGATTACCGGGGAGATGAATGCGGGTATAACGGTCCTGCGGTGGCGGATGAGTTCGACAACCCCACCACGGATATCCGTAAGGACAGATGCAGCAAGTGCATGCGCGGGTGTGAGATGCGCGGCATGGTGGCTAATTTTGGCGGTTTCCTTTCCATTAACAAACTTTCGCAGTAAATCCAATGACACAGACAGAATCAGCGATTCTGGCGCATGCCCGGCGGTGTGTGCCTGCGGAGTCGTGGGGCTTCGTGGTGAGAACGCCGGAGGGGGAGCGGTATATCCCTTGTGTGAATATCTCTGCAGAGCCGGAGGCGTATTTTCGTATTGCACCGGAAGACTGGCTGCGGGCAGAGATGCAGGGGGAGATTGTGGCACTGGTCCACAGTCATCCCGGTGGTCTGCCCTGGCTGAGCGAGGCCGACCGGCGGCTGCAGATAAAAAGTGCACTGTCCTGGTGGCTGGTCTGCCGGGGGGACATTCATAAATTCCGCTGTGTGCCACATCTGACAGGACGGCTCTTTGAGCACGGGGTGACGGACTGTTACACGCTGTTCCGGGATGCATACCATCTGGCGGGAATTGATATGCCGGATTTTGAGCGTGAGGATGACTGGTGGCGCAATGGTCAGAACCTGTACCTGGACAATATGGAGGCGACTGGTTTTTACAGGATTTCCCTGCCTTCCGCACAGCCTGGCGATATCCTGCTGTGCTGCTTTGGCGCATCGGTGGCCAATCATGCCGCCATATACTGCGGCAACGGTGAACTGCTTCACCATCTGCCTGAACAACTGAGTAAACGGGAGAGGTATTCCGAAAAATGGCAACGACGAACGCATTCAGCCTGGCGTCACCGCCACTGGCACGTATCTGCCTTCACGGGGATTTACAACGATTTGGCCGCCGCCTCAGCCTGTATGTGAACACGGCAGCGGAAGCCATCCGTGCCCTGTCGATGCAGATGCCGGGATTCCGCCGTCAGATGAACGAAGGCTGGTACCAGATACGTATTGCCGGTGATGACACGGCACCGGAGGCGGTGTACGCCCGTCTTCACGAACAGCTGGGTGAGGGAACGGTCATCCACATTGTGCCGCGACTGGCCGGGGCCGGAAAGGGGGGACTGCAGATTGTGCTGGGGGCGGCGGCCATCGTGGGGTCGTTCTTCACTGCCGGGGCATCAATGGCGTTATGGGGTTCAGCCCTGGCAGCCGGTGGTTTTTCTGCCACCACGATGCTGTTTTCACTGGGGGCCAGCATGATTCTGGGCGGTGTGGCCCAGATGCTGGCCCCGAAGGCAAAAACACCGGATTACCGCGCAACGGATAACGGCAGACAGAACACGTACTTTTCCTCGCTGGATAACATGATTGCCCAGGGGAACCCGATGCCGGTGCCTTACGGTGAAATGCTGGTTGGCTCCCGGCGAATCTCCCAGGACATCAGTACCCGTGATGAAGGCGGTGACGGGAAGGTGGTGGTTATCGGGCGGCAGGCATAAAAGCGAAAAAATCCCGCAGTGCTCACGGACAGGAACTGCGGGAGCGTTACGAAGATTGAGTGTAAGGAATTATTCTTATGTCACGACAAAAACATTAACTCAGAGAGGGAGGATGTGCCGTTCTTTTCAGGGAGAAAGGATTTATCGTCCTGAGGAATAAAGGTAAGGGGCCCGCCCCTTACCTGACTGATTATTGAATGATGCCGCAGGCCATTCTCGCACCACCACCGCCCAGGGGCTCCGGATGGTCATGATGGTTATCACCGCCAGCATGAAGCATGAGAGAACGCCCTTTAATCTCTTTTAATGAGTTCAGTCTCGGGGCCAGGACCGGGTAGTTCGCTTTTCCGTCATGCGTCACGAACAGCGCAGGGAGGTCGCCCAGGTGTCCATCCGGAGACCAGGGGCCAAGATGTTTGCCGGTGTTTTTCGGGTCAAAGTGACCGCCAGCCGATAATGCTGCGACCGGTTTTCCGTCTTTCAGTGCCGGGGCGCAATTTCCTTTTTCGTGCACATGAAAACCATGAATGCCTTCAGACAGAGAGTGAAGGGCTGGTGTGAACAGCAGACCGTAGGGGGTCTCCTGAATGGTTATTTTTCCAATGCTGACTTCTTTTCCGTCAGCACTGACAAGGTTCATTGGGACTTCCTGTTCTGCTGCGTATCCGCATGATGCTGCTGTCAGCATGGCAATGGCAGCAATGATTTTACATTTCATAAAACCCTCATTAATTCCGTTAACAGACTGAGCTTGCTGGTTACAGGGTAACAAACAGCGTTCTGATGATATCGCGCAATAGCTGTGCAATATCCTATCACTGCGATTAATAATACCAATTGAGAGGAACATTATGGGTAAAGGTGGCGGCAGGGCGCACACGCCGGTTGAGGCAAAGGACAATCTTAAGTCCACGCAGATGATGAGCGTGATTGATGCCATTGGTGAAGGGCCGATTGAAGGTCCGGTGAAGGGGTTGCAGAGTATCCTGGTGAACAAAACCCCGCTGACGGACACGGACGGTAATCCTGTGATACATGGTGTGACAGCGGTCTGGCGCGCCGGGGAGCAGGAGCAGACACCACCTGAAGGCTTTGAGTCCTCCGGAGCTGAAACCGCACTGGGCGTGGAAGTGACGAAGGCAAAGCCGGTGACGCGCACCATTACATCCGCGAACATTGACCGCCTGCGGGTCACCTTCGGGGTGCAGTCACTGTTGGAGACCACCTCAAAGGGCGACCGTAATCCCTCTTCTGTCCGACTGCTGATTCAGTTGCAGCGTAACGGTAACTGGGTGACGGAAAAGGATGTCACCATTAACGGCAAGACCACCTCACAGTACCTGGCGTCGGTGATTCTGGATAATCTGCCTCCCCGGCCCTTTAACATCCGGATGGTCCGGGAGACAGCGGACAGCACCCCGGACCAGCTGCAGAATAAGACGCTCTGGTCGTCATACACCGAAATCATCGATGTGAAACAGTGCTACCCGAACACGGCGATTGTGGGGCTGCAGGTGGATGCGGAGCAGTTTGGTGGCCAGCAGATGACGGTGAACTACCATATCCGCGGTCGCATCATTCAGGTACCGTCAAACTATGACCCGGAAAAACGCACTTACAGCGGTATCTGGGACGGCAGCCTGAAACCGGCATACAGCAATAACCCGGCCTGGTGCCTGTGGGACATGCTGACTCACCAGCGCTACGGCATGGGAAAACGTCTGGGGGCGGCAGACGTGGACAAATGGGCGCTGTATGCCATTGCGCAGTACTGCGACCAGACGGTGCCGGATGGTTTCGGGGGGACCGAGCCGCGGATGACCTTTAATGCGTACCTGTCACAACAGCGTAAGGCATGGGATGTGCTCAGTGATTTCTGCTCGGCGATGCGCTGTATGCCGGTATGGAACGGCCAGACGCTGACGTTCGTTCAGGACCGCCCGTCGGATGTGGTGTGGCCGTACACCAACTGCGATGTGGTGGTGGATGATAACGGCGTGGGGTTTCGCTACAGCTTCAGCGCCCTGAAGGACCGCCACACGGCGGTGGAGGTGAATTACACCGACCCGCAGAACGGCTGGCAGACCTCCACGGAACTGGTGGAAGACCCGGAAGCCATACTGCGCTACGGGCGCAACCTGCTGAAGATGGATGCGTTCGGTTGCACCAGTCGCGGTCAGGCCCACCGTGCCGGGCTGTGGGTGATAAAGACCGGACTGCTGGAAACGCAGACGGTGGATTTCACGCTCGGGTCACAGGGGCTGCGTCACACACCCGGTGACATTATTGAAATCTGTGATAACGACTATGCCGGGACCATGACCGGCGGACGTATCCTGTCCATCGATGCCGCCAGCCGCACCCTGACACTGGACCGTGAGGTGACCCTGCCGGAGACAGGTGCCGCCACGGTGAACCTGATTAACGGCAGCGGTAAGCCGGTGAGCGTGGCCATCACTGCACACCCCGCGCCGGACCGGATACAGGTCAGCACCCTGCCTGATGGTGTGGAGACATACGGTGTATGGGGACTCTCCCTGCCGTCACTGCGTCGTCGCCTGTTCCGCTGTGTCTCCATCCGGGAAAACACGGACGGCACCTTTGCCATCACGGCGGTGCAGCACGTACCGGAAAAAGAAGCCATCGTGGATAACGGGGCCAGCTTTGAGCCGCAGTCAGGCACCCTGAACAGCGTTATTCCACCGGCAGTGCAGCACCTGACGGTGGAGGTGAGCGCGGCTGACGGTCAGTATCTGGCACAGGCGAAATGGGACACGCCGAAGGTGGTGAAGGGCGTGAGCTTTATGCTTCGCCTGACCGTGGTCGCGGATGACGGCAGTGAGCGGCTGGTCAGCACGGCCCGGACGACGGAAACCACATACCGCTTCACGCAACTGGCGCCGGGGAACTACAGGCTGACAGTCCGGGCGGTAAATGCGTGGGGGCAGCAGGGCGATCCGGCGTCGGTATCGTTCCGGATTGCCGCACCGGCAGCGCCGTCACAGATTGAGCTGACACCGGGCTATTTTCAGATAACAGCGGTCCCGCGTCTTGCGGTGTATGACCCGACGGTACAGTTTGAGTTCTGGTTTTCGGAGACAAAAATCGCAGACATATCTCAGGTGGAAACCTCTGCCCGTTATCTGGGGACCGGCAGTCAGTGGAGTGTATCCGGCCCGCACATTAAGCCCGGGAAGGATTTCTGGTTTTACGTGCGCAGCGTCAACCTGGTGGGGAAATCTGCGTTTGTGGAAATCAGCGGGCAGCCCAGCAATGATGGTGAAGGGTATCTGGAATTTTTCCGGGAAAAAATAGGAAAACTGCATCTGGCTCAGGGGCTGTGGGAGCTGATAGACAACAGCCAGCTTGCGGATGAGATGGCGGAGATGAAGACCACCATCACCGAAACCCGCAATGAAATCACACAGACGGTCAGTAAAACGCTGGAAGACCAGAGCGCCACCATACAGCAGATACAGCGCGTGCAGAAGGACACAAATGATGACCTGGCTGCGCTGTACATGCTGAAGGTTCAAAAAACGAAAGACGGCATTCCCTATGTTGCCGGTATTGGAGCGGGGATTGAGGATACTGATGGCCAGCCCCTGAGCAACATACTGCTGCTGGCTGACCGTATTGCGATGATTAACCCGGAGGACGGCAACACCACGCCGTTATTTGTGGCGCAGGGGAATCAGTTGTTCATGAACGATGTGTTCCTGAAGCGGCTGTTTGCGGTGAGTATCACCTCGTCCGGCAATCCCCCGACGTTTTCCCTGACGCCGGAGGGCAGTCTGACCGCAAGAAATGCTGATATCAGCGGTAACGTGAATGCGAATTCCGGGACGCTCAACAACGTCACGATTAACGAGAACTGTCGGGTTCTGGGAAAACTGTCCGCGAACCAGATTGAAGGCGATCTCGTTAAAACAGTGGGCAAAGCTTTCCCCCGGGATTCCCGTGCACCGGAGCGGTGGCCATCAGGGACCATTACCGTCAGGGTTTATGACGATCAGCCGTTTGACCGGCAAATTGTTATTCCGGCGGTGGCATTCAGCGGCGCTAAACATGAGAGAGAGCATACTGATATTTACTCCTCATGCCGTCTGATAGTGCGGAAAAACGGTGCTGAAATTTATAACCGTACCGCGCTGGATAATACGCTGATTTACAGTGGCGTTATTGATATGCCTGCCGGTCACGGTCACATGACGCTGGAGTTTTCGGTGTCAGCATGGCTGGTAAATAACTGGTATCCCACAGCAAGTATCAGCGATCTGCTGGTTGTGGTGATGAAAAAATCCACAGCAGGCATCAGTATCAGCTGAATTTTATAACCCATATACGGGCGCCAGAAATGGCGCCTTTTTTATTGCAGAAAAGCGAGAGGTAATTATGCGTAAACTTTATGCCGCCATTTTTTCCGCAGCCATTTGTCTGGCTGTATCCGGTGCGCCTGCATGGGCATCTGAACATCAGTCCACGCTGAGCGCGGGGTATCTTCATGCCTCGACGAACGTTCCCGGCAGCGATGATCTGAACGGGATTAACGTGAAATACCGTTATGAGTTTACGGACACACTGGGGCTGGTGACGTCATTCAGCTATGCAGGAGACAAGAATCGCCAGCTGACCCGTTACAGCGATATCCGCTGGCATGAAGATTCCGTGCGTAACCGCTGGTTCAGCGTAATGGCGGGCCGTCTGTGCGCGTGAATGAATGGTTCAGCGCGTATGCGATGGCGGGTATGGCTTACAGCCGTGTGTCGACTTTCTCCGGGGATTATCTTCGCGTAACTGACAACAAGAGGAAAACGCACGACGTGCTGACCGGAAGTGATGACGCTCGCCACAGCAACACGTCTCTGGCGTGGGGGGCTGGCGTGCAGTTTAACCCGACCGAATCAGTGGCCGTTGATGTCGCTTATGAAGGCTCCGGCAGTGGCGACTGGCGCACTGACGGTTTCATCGTGGGTGTCGGTTATAAGTTCTGATTAGCCAGGTAACACAGTGTTATGACAGCCCGCCGGTTCAGGCGGGCTTTTTTGTGGGGTGAATATGGCAGTAAAGATTTCAGGTGTACTGAAAGACGGCACAGGAAAACCGGTAGAGAACTGCACCATTCAACTGAAAGCCAGACGGACCAGCAGCACGGTGGTGGTGAACACGGTGGCCTCTGAAAATCCGGATGAAGCCGGTCGTTACAGCATGGACGTTGAGTACGGTCAGTACAGCGTCATTCTGTTGGTGGAAGGATTCCCGCCGTCACATGCCGGGACCATCACCGTGTATGAAGATTCTCAACCCGGTACGCTGAATGATTTTCTCGGTGCCATGACGGAGGATGATGCCCGTCCGGAGGCTCTGCGCCGTTTTGAACTGATGGTGGAAGAGGTGGCGCGTCACGCTGAGGAGGCGAAGAAGAATGCCGGAGAGGCGGAGACGTCAGCGAGGAATGCCGGCATATCAGCCAGTCAGGCAGAAGAGAGCGCTGCAAATGCTGACACTTCAGCAGGGGAGGCATCGGAGTCAGCCCGGCAGGCGGCAGAAAGTGCAGCCTCAGCAAAGCAGTCAGAGGATGCGTCCTCGTCCTCGGCTTCTGCGGCCGCTCAAAAAGCCAGTGAGTCATCACAAAGTGCAGCAGAAGCTGAATTGTCAAGAAAGACGGCAGAAAGTGCAGCCGGTAATGCAGCCAGGGATGCAACGACCGCAACAGAAAAAGCCCGGGAGTCAGCAGAAAGCGCACAGTCAGCGGAACAAAGCAGGATAGCGGCGGAAGAGGCCGTAAACCGAATCCCCACCGTGGTGGGACCTCCCGGGCCAAAGGGGGAGCAGGGGCCCGCGGGTCCTCAGGGGCCGAAGGGTGATAAGGGAGAGCGCGGTGACACCGGCCCTGTCGGGGCAACCGGCGAACGGGGACCGGCAGGTGATGCTGGTCCGGCAGGCCCGCAGGGGCCGAAAGGTGACAGGGGAGAGCGGGGAGAGACCGGTCTGACGGGAAATGCAGGTCCACAGGGTCCAAAGGGAGATACCGGTGCGGCAGGCCCGGCAGGCCCACAGGGACCGAAAGGAGAAACAGGTGCGGCTGGCCCGGTGGGGGCAACCGGACCTCAGGGACCGAAGGGCGACCCGGGGGAGACACAAATCCGTTTTCGTCTGGGGCCGGCGAGCATTATTGAGACAAACAGCAATGGCTGGTTCCCGGGTACAGATGGTGCGCTCATCACCGGACTGACCTTTCTTGACCCCAAAGATGCCACACAGGTTCAGGGGCTGTTTCAGCATTTGCAGGTCAGGTTTGGTGACGGGCCGTGGCAGGATGTCAAGGGGCTGGATGAAGTGGGCAGTGATACA